CCAATAGTAACAATTTAATAAAAACTGCAAAAACGTTTGGTATAATTAGTATTGATATGAATATGTCTAAGGCCCATTGGTCTAGCGAGGGTAACGATATTAAGTTGTCTATGCCCATTGCAAAGGTAGATCAAGAGAGAAGAATAGTATCTGGATTTGCAACATTAGACAATGTTGATCGTCAAGGCGATATTGTTCCTTCTGAAGCATCTATAAATGCCTTCCAGAGATTCCGTGGAAACCTTAGAGAAATGCATCAGCAAGTTGCTGTTGGCAAAGTAGTTTCTTTCAAGGAAGATAAGTATTTTAACCCAGAAGAGAAGAAATTTTACAATGGAGTTTATGTTTCTGCATATGTAAGCAAGGGTGCTCAGGATACCTGGGAAAAGGTTCTTGATGGAACTCTTACAGGATTTTCTATAGGTGGTAATATTAAGGATTCAGAAGACGTATATAACGAAGATATGGACAAGTCCATCAGAGTAATTAAGGACTATGACCTATACGAACTTTCTCTTGTTGATAACCCTGCTAATCAGTACGCAAATGTTATCAGTATTGAGAAGAACCATGAAGGTGGTTATCTTGCTAAGGCATCAATTGAGAATGTTTATTGGTGCAGCAGTGATGATCTTGTTCAACTTTCTGCCGAAGGCTCTTCCGACTGCCCACGCTGCGACAAAGGTATGCAAAACATAGGGTTTGTTGAGTCCAATGATGCAGAGAAGGCAGATGTAGTCAAGACTATTTTAAATAGAATAAAAAATGATGAAAAGGAGGTAAGCAAGATGGCAGAAGAAATTTCTGAAACTTCTGAGACAGAGGTTGTTGAATCTGTCGAAGAGGTTGAAAAGGCAGTAGACGCTCCTGTTGAGGACGAAACTGTCGCTAAGGCAGATGAGGAAGCAACTTCTGAAGATACAGAATCTGTAGAAAAATCAGAAGAAGAAGCAGAAGAAGCAGTTGAAGAGGCTCCTGAAGCAGAGGCCGTTGCTGAAGAAACTGAAAAGTCAGTAGAAACAGAGAACGCTGATGCAGAGGTTATTAAGACTCTCACAGAAACTGTAACTTCAACCCTAGGTGCTCTTGCTGACACAATGAAGGCTTTGAACGAAAAGGTAGAGGGTCTTCAAAAGGAGATCTCTGGAGTTAACGAAAGCGTTGCTAACGTAAGTGCAGAGGTCAAGGAAGTAAAGGGTAACTATGAAGAGTTTGGGAAGCGTGTTGACGCTGTGGAAAATGATACCGCTTTCCGTAAGTCTGGCGATCTTGGCGAGATCGTTCAGCAAGAGCCTGTAAAGGTTCAAAAATCTCTATGGGGCGGTCGTTTCCTCAACAAGTCCGACCTATTTAACTAACAACACAGGAGGTGAAAGTAAATGTCAGAAGAAATTCTAGAGAAGAACCAGCCATCAGATTCAGGTAAGTATGGCGATCCAAACCCAGGTCTATACCAGGGCCAGGGCGCAACCGCTGCTGGTGGTGTAGGTGGTGTAACAGATCCCGCCGCTGGTGTATTGGGCAACATCCCAAACGCTAACTACGGGACAACATCAGGACCAAACGCTGTAAACCCTACGGGAACTCTTAGCGGTCTACTCAACCCTGAGCAGGCTAACCGCTTCATCGACTATGTATGGGACGCTAGCGTTCTTGCTAACGATGGTCGTAGAGTTACAATGCGTGCAAACACAATGGAGATCGAAAAGGTCAACGTTGGAGAGCGTGTCATCCGTGCTGCTTCACAGGCACTCGGTACATACGACAATGCTGGTGCAACATTCACCAAGGTAGAACTTACAACAACTAAGATCCGCCTTGACTGGGAGGTTTCAACTGAGTCACTTGAGGATAACATCGAGGGTGGCGCACTTGAGGATCACCTAGTACGTTTGATGACCAATGCATTTGCTAACGATATTGAGGATCTTGCCATCAATGGTGATGGTGGATCTGATCCATTCCTAGGAATTATGAATGGTTTCGTTAATCAGGTTACAAGCGGTAGCGATGCTCATGAGGCAGTCGTTACAGTTTCCAACAACGCTTGGACACCAGAGGTAATGCAGCAGATCATCTATGCAATGCCACGCAAGTACCGCGCAGTTAAGAGCAATCTTAAGTTCTACGCAGGTACTGATGCATTCGCAGGAATCGTTGCTAACAACGGCACACTTGCTGACGCTATTGCAGCAGCATTTGATCCCCGCGTTGCTGGCACAGAGCGCAACCGTCAGGCATACCTTGACGGTGCAGGCCAGACATTCGGTGGTGCTAACGTTACCCGCGTTCTTGGTGTCGATGTTCTAGAGGTTCCCTACTACCCTGCTGATTATGTCGATTTGACATTCCCAAGCAACCGTGTATGGGGCTTCCAGCGCGATATCACAGTTAACCGTGAGTACCAGGCCAAGAAGGACACAATTGAGTACACAGTATTCGTTCGTCTAGGCATCACATGGGAGGAACTTGACGCAGTTGCATACGCTGATGCAGCCGCTGAGACTTCATCCTGATAACTAAATACATTAACTTGTAGGGGGGTAGGCCAAAAACCTGCCCCCCTCAAGCATATTCTGATATAATTAACATTAGACAACAGGAGGATATTAATGGAACATCTATCATCAAAAACTGCAAGAGAACTTAGAGAGTATGCAGAAGAGAATGGTATTGATCTTGGGGACGCAAAGACTAAGACAAAAATTCTAGCAAGAATCATGGATATTGAAGCAGGTATTTCACAGGCAGAAGAGTATTCAGAAACTGTTATTCAGGCACCATCAACCACAAAGACTTCTCCAACATCAAATACACACGCTAACGATGATGGAGTTATTGCTGTTCATTCAGCAGAAAAAGATTATCCACCAGTAAAGGTAGAAAAGAAAGATCCAGAGGTAGAAGAGGGTCAGGTTGCGGTATATTCTGCAAAGAATCTGCACTGGCAAGGGGTAGGAAAATTGACCCCAGGATACAATATTCTTACAAAGGAGAGTGCCGAAAAGTGGCTCACTAACAAGCATGTTCGTGAAGCATCACCAGAAGAGGTAGCCACATACTACGGTAAGGCATGATAATTCTTAGACAACCATCAGAATTTCCTATCACACTTGAATATGGTGGTCTTAGTGCCTCCACAGATTATTCTTTGAGAATCTATAGCACCAACTCAACACTTCTATACTACTACGATGTAACATCTGATGGTGACGGAAACATCTCTCAAGAACTTGATACATACTTTGAGAAGTTTGATGATGAATATGCCGTAAACGTATTTACTGTAGATGGTGATGGGGAGCCACAAGATACGGTTGTTATGGACAATCTTTCTATCAAGCGTCCATACATCAATCCCTACACCCTTGGAGATACAGCAGACGAAGATGAAGAAGCCGTTTACAATGAAAGAATTGCCAGAGCAATTATTGACGCAGTAACTGGTGGATTTTATTATTCATATGACACAGTAGATATCACAGGTCTTGGCGGAGACTATCTTCCAGTACCAAGTAGAATTAACAGAATTAACTATGTTTACAGAAACAATCTAAAAGTATATGATAGATTTGCTAGCGCAAGCGTTGTTCAAGATACTTATTTTGTAACAACAGATCATGCAGCAATAACCATTAAACAAGAAGGTCTTTACAATAGATCTGAGTCAAAGCCAGTAGATTTGCCATTGGCTGCATCAGACTCATTTAATCTATACAATGATTCAGATGACCCCATTGCTGCACTTACAAAAGTCAGAGAATTTGACTTATTCCCAAGCGGGTACGACTTTACCATTACTGGAGAATTTGGCTACCCTGTTGTACCAGTAGATATTCAAGAAGCAACAAAACTTCTTATTGATGATATTAAGTGTGGCAAACTTGATTATGTAAACAAGTACATTACAGAATATAAGACAGATCAGTTTACAATAAAGTATGGCGATATGGCGTGGGCAGGTACGGGGAATAGAATTGTTGATCAAATACTACAGGGGTATGAAACTAACTTCTATAAACTAGGGGTGCTGTAAATGCAGTGTACTGATTTTAAGTTCCCCATGTCTATGGACATTTATTATGCAATAGAAACCCAAGATAAATATGGCATGGAAGATAAGTGCTGGCAGTGGGACCAAACCCTTGATGGATATGTAGAGATACTTGGGTCGGTAGATAAAGAGGCTTTAAAAACAGGTAGATTTAATGAATATGAAGACAAACTAATTGGAAGAACAAGGGTAGATCCAAGAGTATCTATTAATGGAATTTATTATCCAATTACCAGTATATTGATTACAAACATTAGAAACAAGAAAACAAATGAACAATATTATATTGAGACTGCGGGGGACAGAGAGGGCAAATCTACATTATATGAAGTTTTTGCAATAGAGCCATACGTCAACCCCTGGAACGAAATAGAATACTGGAAGATCTTGTTTAACAGATCTGACACACAATCATTGGAAGAAGTATGACAGTTTCTGCAAATTTCGATACAGTTGAAATAAGTAAAATTCTTAAAAACTCTGTTGATTATTCCCGTGGATTTTTGCAGGGTGCAGAAGTAAACATGATTGTATTTAATAAAAAACTTTCCGATATTGCAGCAGAGGCATTAAAGAAGTATATAGACACAAAGGCAAGAATGTCTCCAGAGTCACTGCATCATGTTTATGAGTGGAATCGGGTAGGAGATCCATCTGCAAGGTTATTTGAAATAGATTGTCAGGCAACTAAAAACACAATAAGTCTGTTTGGTAAATTTCTTCCATCAAGATCTTTTAGTGAAAACTCAGAGGAGCCATTCACTGATAAGGCAAATATTATGGAGAACAAAATTGCGATAGAAGTAGAGCCAAGAGTCAGCAACGTTCTTGCATTTGAGGTTAGTGGAGAGCCAGTATTTACAGTAAACTCAGTATACATAGCGAATCCTGGTGGAGATGAAGTTGCTGGAAGTTTTGGAAGAGCAGTTGATGAGTTTTTTGATGTTTACTTTAATACTACTTTTTTGAGACAATCTGGTATATTTGATAGTATAAGCAACCCAAAGGAATTTGGAATATACTTTCCTTCAGGAGCAAAAGGCGGCGGTAGGTCTGTCGGACTCAATGCTGGAAGAAAGTATATGGATATTGAAGGAGTGACTATTACATGAGTTTTGAACAACTAGGGGTTCCTCCTTTAGCAGTAAATGGATACCTTTGGGACACTATGAAGCAACTAGATCCAACATTGACACAAACAAAGAGATACGGTCAAAAGATACCATTTTTCCCTATAGGAGATTCAACATCTGGACAAAAGCAGTGGGAAAACAAACCATACTTTGTTTATGATAGAGTATTTAGATTTGCATCTAGTCCATTCTACCCAAAGAAGAGAGAAAGTTTTCTTTATTATCTAAAAGCAAAGCCAATAGATACCCTGCAATGGTCAGCAGCAGTACAACTCATATTGGACAGAGAAGACGATGCCGCTAAAGATATTAATGAGTGGATAAGAAATAATGGTGGCAATAATGAATATCCAGTATATTTCCACACTCTGAGGGTTTATCAATCAAGATCTGGATCGCCAAGCACTGAGGGCGGTATGAGAGAAGAAACTTCTAGACCATACTATATAACAGAGTTTATGGTAGATGCTTGTTACCATTTTACAAAGTCTTTGGAAGATTATCTATAAATTGCTGTATAATTATAACTGAGGAAACGCCCCATAGTGTAAAAAACTATGAAAAAAAGAGGTGAAATATATGGCTTACACACGCGGAGATTCCAAGCAGATTATTGTAGGCGCAGCAGCCATGTTCGTCAGCAACTCTGGAGAGTTCACACCAAGCACAACATTCCCAGATTTTGCCGCAGGCGAGCAGTACATTGAGACTCTATCAGGATCAGCAGGAACAGCACTAGTCCGTAACATTGGTTACACAATGAACGGTCTTGAATTGCTATTCCAGCCCGATTTCGGTGAGGTTCAGGTCGATCAGGTTCTTGACGTTGCTAAGTTGTACAAGCAGGGTATGCAGGTTAACCTTAATACCGCTTTTGCAGAGGCTTCACTAGAGAATCTACTCGTTGCTATTGCTGCATCAGACAATGACTATGATGCTGACATTACCATTGACGATCCACTAGGAGCAGATGGTGGCACAAACGCTACAGCATCAGTTATGAATCTTTCTTCAGGTGCTATTGGTGAATGCCCAGTAGAGCGTGGTCTAATTGCTGTTGGACCAGGCACTGGTGATTGTGATCCAGGTCAGTACATTGAAAGAATCTATGTTGCTTACCGTGCGCTATCAATTGATAACGTTACAGTATCTGCAAAGCGCGATGAACCCTCCATGTTTGAGGTTTCCTTCCGTCTACTTCCAGAGGATACATCTGGTTCTTACGGAAAGATTGTTGATCGTACAGTTGGCACTGCAACTACCTGATAAACAAAACAACTTAATAGAGATTGCCCCCGTCATTGCGGCGGGGGTTTTCTCATGATATAATATTTCCTACTATGGCTAAAGAAAGGAAAAATATGCCAACTACGGTTTACGAAACAACAGAGATTGAACTAATGGACGGTACAAAGATTAAGATGCGTCCACTAAAGATTTCACTGCTTAGAGAGTTTATGAATACATTCACTAAGTTGGAAGATGTTGCTGCTGACAATGATAAGTCTATGGACGTTCTTATGGATTGTGTTCAGATAGCAATGAAGCAATATGGTCCAGAAATGGCTGAAGATAGAGAAACACTAGAAGATAATATCGACTTGCCAAGCGTATATAAGATCATTGAGGCCGCATCAGGCATTAAGTTCGATGATTCGGGAAACGCGCTAGCGGCGGGGAGAGTTGGGACGAACTAGATCTAGCAAAGATCGAATCAGAAGTCTTCCTACTTGGAATATGGAAAGATTACGAAGAATTAGAGAATAATCTTTCTATGCAGGAACTTACTGCTATCCTCGCCGCAAAAAGAGAGCGTGAATACGAAGAAAGAAAGTTTGCTGCTGCTATTCAAGGGATAGATATAGATAAAGGGTCTACTCGCGCCCCCGATGGTAAAGAGAGAGGGCAAAAAGAATGGGAAGACCTAAAGGCTAGAGTGTTTAGTAGAGGAAGAACCAAAGACTCTAACGACATACTTGCTTTGCAAGGTAGTGATGCTGCAAAAGCGGGCATTGGAATTGGTATGGGCCTAGATTATTCCGTAGTTACTGATGAAAGTGGCCCCAAAAATCCAATGGGCTAATGGTATAATTAGTTAGAGGTGCTAATCTGTGGCAAATGATGTAAATGCAAATATTAGAGTAAATCTTGATACCTCTCAAGCCCTCGCTGGCTTGCAGTCGTTGCAATCTCGCATTTCTTCATTCAATCAATCAGTAATTCAAAGCAATGCTCAAGCCGTTGCTGCACAAAGAAATCTTCTCAATAATTTTCAGGCACAGGTTGGTGCATCTCGTCAATTTACCACCTCTATTAGAACCACGGCTACTGAGGTAGGAAGACTACAAACAGCAATAGATAAAAACAAACTATCTACTGGTCAGTATTTCAAATATGCCGCAGCATCTAGCAAGAATTTTGGCAAGGTATTTAGGCAAGAAAATGAGCAGATTACTCGTCTTGCCACAGAAAGAGTAAGAAGGCTACAAACTCAATACATCGCTCTGGGCGAAGCACAAAATGGTATGCAAAAGTCTTTGGCTGTAAGACCATTGCAATTGTTCAATGCAGATACTGCGATATCTGTTCAAAGAATGCAGGTTTTTAATAGACTTCTCCGCGATGGTGGGACAAGCATTGTAAACTGGGGTAAGAATACTCAGTGGGCTGGTCGCCAGTTGATGGTTGGTTTTACAGTCCCCCTAACCATTTTTGGTGCCACCGCTTCAAAAATATTTATGGACCTTGAAGAACAAACAATTGCCTTCCGCAAGGTATATGGAGATATTTTCACCACAACCGCTGAAGTTGAGGAAAATCTTGAAGCAGTTAGAGGACTTAGCCAAGAATTAACCAAGTACGGTATTGCTATTACGGATACTATGGAAACTGCAAACATTGCTGCACAGGCTGGTTTTAGGGCTGCCGATCTTATGTCTCAGACAGAAGAGGCCACAAGGCTAGCAGTTCTTGGTCAGATGGAACAGTCAGAGGCAATGAGAACAACTATTACATTGCAAAATGCATTTAAGTTGTCTAATGAAGAACTTGCAGACGCAGTTAACTACCTAAACATTGTTGAAAACCAAACAGTCCTTAGCATTCAAGATTTTGCTGGTGCTATTCCTCGCGTTGCTCCAGTTATTCAATCTTTGGGTGGCGACGTTAGAGATCTTTCAGTCATGCTTGTTGCAATGCGCGAGGGCGGCGTAACAGCAGCAGAAGGTGCTAACGCACTTAAGACCTCTCTTGCACGATTGATTAGCCCAACATCTGGGGCATCAAAGATGGCTAAAGAACTTGGCATCAACCTAGATGGCATAGTTGAGGCAAATCAGGGAGACATTCTTGGCGCAGTTATGCAATTGGCAAAAGTCATGGAGGGTCTTGATGAACTTGCACAGCAAAGACTCTTAAGTGAAATCTTTGGTAAGCGACAGTATGCAAGAATAGGTGCCTTGTTTAACAACATTACAGACGAAGCATCTCAATCAGCAAGAGCACTTGATTTAGCGGGTATGTCGGTAGAGCAACTTGCTGAAACAGCAAACAACGAGTTAGGTGTAGTAGAGCAAGCAATTGGAACAAAATTTGCAGGGGCGGTAGAAAGACTTAAGTTGTCTGTTGCGCCTATTGGTGAAATCTTCCTAAAGATTGCTACACCAATTATTAATGCCGCAGGCAACTTGCTTGAAAAATTTAATGAACTAAGTCCAACTGTAAAAAACTTTGTTGCTATATTAGCCGCTGGCGTGGGAATTGTTGTTCCCTCTGTTCTGATGCTCGTTGGTCTTTTTGGAAACCTACTTGGTAATTTGGTAAAAGGTTTTGGAACACTTAACACATTCTTTAATAGGCTTAGATATGGAGCAGAAGCAACACAGTATCTTTCTGGAGAACAACTAGATGCAGCAGCAGCCGCAGC